ATGAATGTCTTAGCCATGTCTCTTGTGATGTGTGACATACCCAAAGCCTTACGGTTCAGGTTGTGTATGTCAGTCTCATCTTCCTTCTTACCTGACACAATAGCATGGACGTATTCCTCTGACCCCATGAGGTGAGCAAGTATTCGTAACTGAATACCCTCAGCATCTGTACCGACAAGCCATGAACCCTCAGGTACACACCACAATGCACGGAACTGACCGTCATACTTAGCCTTCACCTGTTCAACGGCTGTCTTAGCTTCACCATGAAACTCAGCAGGGATGTTAGCCTGATTAGGGTTACGGTGTGCCATACGTCCTGTCCATGCACCAATGTGCACAAAGCTACCATGAATACGTTTGTCATCCTTAACGTGCCCTAGCCACTCCACCAGTGAGCTTCTACGTCCTTCCAGTGTCAACCACTCAGCTAACCGTTTACCCCCTTCAGGGGCGTCCTCAGGGAGTGTGTTAAGGTTTGCCTCAGATAAGGTCCATCCGTACCTAGCAAACTTACTTCCACGATCTTGCTTGTTCTCTTTCATAAATGATATGTCCTTTTGTCTTATCGAAGGGTTGCCATCCAGCTTCCCATAGTCTTTCTATTCTTTGTTTAGGTGATGATGGTTTAAACTCTATGTAATCATAGCATACCAGTTCGTTGGGGTACACTGACTTGTCCAATGCAGTTGCAAAGTATTGTTGGTTGGCATTGACAACACTGGAGTATAGGGTTCCATCAGCTTTCTTTCTATACTTGATACGATTAACCTCGACAAGCTTAGGTGGAAAGTCTTTCTGAAAACCTTTCTCAAGTTCTTCCATGCGTACACAGATCTCACCTAGTAATTCTTCTGCCCTGTCCTCGTCGAAGTAGAAGCCATTGTCTGACATGTTCTCGCATAGAATCTGTATGTCATGCTCACACCGTAAGGCTTCTTCCCATTCGGGTGCGTGTATTATATCCTTGAAGTGATGGTATAGTTTAACTGTAACAACTACGTCCTGTACGCAGTACTCAATCATTTCATCAGTTAGTTTCGAGTAATCATTGAAGCCTAACTTAAAGTCACCTAACCTTTCACCCCATGTCTTTAGACTGTGAGGCTTCTTCTTATTGTCAATCGTATAGTCAACTGTTCTTGACACAATGAGAGTGTCAATAACTTTCTTCATAGGTATGATCTCACCTAGTAACTTGTTGATTACTGGTACATCAAAGCCAATACCATTGTGAAACACAAAGTTATCAATATCGAGGCAGTACTTAGCAAACCTATCCCTTTCCTCAGGTATGGTTGTCAGGTTTAGGAACTGTTCCCGTTCACCTGTGACAACATCTTCTGCACAGATAACCCAGATCTTAGAAGGATCTAAGCTTTCCGTTTCAATATCCATTGCGACTATCTTAGTCATCTTCAACACCCATGATGTCCTGCCATAAGAAAGTCAGTACAGTTATAGGCCAGACTGTGCTATGGAACAAGGCTCTCGTTTTATTTACTTCCTCCAGCTTATCAAGGAGATGGAAGATTGTCTTAACGTGTATGTAATGCAGGTATATACCTAGGAAGTACAGTGTCGCTGCACCTGTAGCCATGTAATCAAAATTCATCAGGTTTCTCTCTCAAAGTAAATGTTACTGGATCAAAGCTTAACTGCCCAGCATATCCAGTTGGCCCGACAGGTCTATTCTTTGTGACAAGAAGTTTAGTTGTGTTCCTCTCGTCGATATCTTCTGCCATCTTGTCACGTTTCAAGTCAACGACAACTGATGCACGTTGTTCTATCATACGACAGTACTTGACAGCACCATCATCGTTGGTGTGACCAATCGTAACGATACCTACCCCTAGTTCGGCTGACAGTTTAGATAGCCTGACAGCAAGATCAGCTAGGAATTGTTCCTTACCTTCCTCAGCACCCACACCTGCACTTATGTCTTGGATAGGTTCAAAGAATATATAGTTCACACCACATGCCTGAGACAGATACCTGATGTGGGATAGAATGTCAAGGGGATCGTCCTCATCATTCATGAAGAATTGATAGAGCCTTTCATCCTTGGTCAAACTTGTAATGGATTCTTGCACACGTTTATCCATCTTCTCAGTTGTGATAAGATCCTTGCGTGTGACATTCATCTGCATCTTGTATGATGCTAGACCTAGGATAGACCGTAACTTAGTCTCTTCCATGTGCCAGATAGCAAGCTTTATCTGTGGGTAGCATGTAAGTATACGCCACTCAAGGTAACGCATGAACTCAGTCTTACCTATGCCTGTCTGTGCCTTGAACAATGTGAAGTGTCCTTGCATCAGACCTAAGCACATGTCATCGAACTCTCTGATACCTGTCTCGACAAACACATGATCCTCAGCCTTGTTATATAGGCTCAAGAACTGATCAGGTGTATTGATTACATTGTCAGGTGTATACTTCTTAGCATTGAACCAAGCTGACTTGAACTCTTGGGCTTTACCTGCCTGTAAGAACTCATTAGCATCCTTATACTTGTCATGTGGTACACGGTACACCTTGTTAGGGTACATCTTAGCTATCCGTTGGGAGATAGCATTGCCAGCCTCATCATTGTCAATAGACAAGACTATCTTATCGAATGATGACAACCACTCGTGTACGTTTTCCCATAGCTTACGGCTAGGGTTAGCTGATGGTAATGATACAACAGGGTTAGAATACTTAGGGTTGTGCAGTATCTGATACACTGACATGGCATCCAGTTCACCGTCAGTTATGGTGACAGTCTTAGATGTTCCAGCATTCCATAGGTTCATGCCGAATAGTTCATCAGTCTTAAAGTCTTTGGCGCTGAACTCTTTAGGGAAGTACCGTGTCTTCACACCACCTGAGGGGTAGACATAGTTCTGGTACTGTTCTTTGCCTTCACTGTTCAGGTAGGTATGGCAGTTATAAAACTGCATAGTGTCAGCAGTAATGCCTCGCATACCACGATAGATAGCTGTCATCTTTTCCAAGGGTACTACCTCAAGTTTATTATACGCTTTTGCTACCATGTTTTCTATCTTATCCCAGTCTGTTTTGGCTGGCTCTCTGTGACCACACCCAAAGCAATAGGCATGTCCATCTGAGTACCTAGCTAGGTTATCTCTTGAACCACACTCAGGGCATGGTTCTTTGCTGACAAAATGATTGTCTTCATATGTCTTCGTTTTCATCTTCTGTTACTCCACTTCCATCACACATGTAGCACAGCACTTTCTCTGTGTCAAGGTAGCCTATGTCTCTATCGAAACTCATTCGCTTGGGTACGTCAACCTCAAACTCACCATCACCTTGACACTCAGGGCAAACTTTATCCGTCATCTTTACGCACCCATGCACGATCATCGTCAGGTAACACACAAGGAAACCAAGGGCAAGACCCAGAACCATCAGGATCTTTCTGAAACCTTAGGTCAAGGGAACTTTTTAACTCATAGGAATGAGTACGCAATGTACGCAAGTCAGATAGGTTTACATCTAGCACTTCACCTGCATCATCTAGCATAGTGTTTAGAGCATTATATAAATCACATAACTCTTGCGCCTCAGTCCGTGTCAGTGTCGTATGTATATTTTTATCTGTCATAATATTTTTCCTCTTGACAAGTATGATATTCTTCGTATAATAGGGCTGCGTCCTGCGCAGGGTACAACCCTTCTATATATTCTTGATCATCGTCTGTATCATAGTCTAATTCCAAGAACTCTTCAACGTCTCTTACGCATTTTATTATTGATCTTATCACCTTCTATACCCCACTTCCAATTCTTATAACACTTCCAACAATGATCCTTTCCTAACACCGTGTCAATAGCTGACACAATATTATATTTATTTTTTATGTACCACTCAAAGTTTCTGGCGCTGAATGTTTGGTAAGGTTGTCCACCTAGTATTGCGTTAAGTGTTACTGACAACCCTAGCCCTATGTTATATATATACTTAGGCATCTAAAAGTTTGTTAGCTGTCTTGCGGATCTCAGCCTCAAGAGCTAAGTGTTGGTCTGACAACATCTTAAGCTTGGCCTCAAGTCTTTTCTTTTCTAGCTTGTGCATAAGCAATTTGTTTTCTTTCAGAACCTGAATACGGTATGCGATACGTTCAACGTATTCATTCAAGTCATGGGCTATTTGTTCCCGTGTCTTGGTATAGTAATGTTCTTTTATATAGTCATCCATGTTGGCATAGTTGTAAGTGAACATTGAAGCCCTTTCCATATGCTTTACATGGCGTGTGTATAGGTGTGGTTTAATAGCTTTCACGATAGGTTTAGTCATCTTCTTAGTTCCTTTCTAAAGGTTAATATTTTTTTACTTTTTCTACGATAGTATCGATCATGTTATTGAGTGTGTAACATATCCGACAGTCTTTGCATTGCTGACCTGTACAGTTTTGCATCTCCTTTCTATCATCTTCTTGCACGTTGTTGAACGTCTTGTCAAAGCCTTTAGGTGGCTTGGACATTATGTGACCCTTCTTAGGGTTTGAATAGATCAAGTTTAGATTAGCTGGTTTGTCATTAGACCTTAGCCATCTATTAACAATGTCTACTCTCTTAGTCCATAGTGCAAAGACGCACCACGGATTATCCTTGACAATAGCCATGAGGTTTTCCATATGCTGCATGTTTATCAGTTCACCATGAGCATTGAACCTAAACATAGCCGCAGTTATCCTAGGTATTTCATGCAGTTCTAGGGGTCTACCTGACAATAGGTCACTGTTGCGTTGCAATGCGGGTTGCATATTCTTGCGGTATGTCCTGAGCATTGTGTGACTATAGCAGTCACCGCATATGTTCTCGCCTGTCAGTTTACCTTTGGCGTGTTGTTTGATACAGTAATCGTTAGTCGCTGTATTGGTCGAGATAGCTTGAAACTCCGCAAGCTTACCCGTCATCTTACTGATATGAACTGCTGGTTTTGCCATCTTCTTAGTTCCTTTCCAAAGGTTATTTAGTCATTTCATTTATCAAGTCTTGGCTTACTACCCTGCCAACATCTTTACCACCTAAGTATTTGTTGATGTGTTTAGATGTGGTGGGGGAATAATTCTTATCTGTACGGAATGCACCTTGGTCATCCCACCCCGCAACTGGTGTTTCATAACTGAACAGAACTGATGTGCTGTTGATTGTCAACTCTGTCATGTTTGAACCTATTTGTTTAAGTCTCATCTTATTTTTCCTTTCACAAGTCTAGAATTACCCTTGAATCTTTTTAACAGTTTGTCAACCTTTATTCTGCTGTTGGTTGAATAGTAACTGAACATGAAGCCCTCATCGTCATATAATTCTACGGTATATGCCATCACAAGTAATGCTCTTTGATGACAAGAACCTTGCTAGTTATGTCTTCTGAATACGATGTATTCTTAGACACAGTTATATCGTAGTATGGAAAAGGGAACTGTGCGTTAAGATCATCCACCAACTGATGTAGAGTGTGTTCATGTTCGTGGTAGATCCTGAAATAAAATTCGTAGTTGTATTCTTCACTACGATATCTACGTTCTTTTGTTCTCTTGGCTACGTTTATCTTAAACTTTTCCATTAGCTTATTCCTTCTGATGTATTCAGTAAGACACAGCCCAACCCATATGTCAAGCATAAGTTTAGGTTGGCCTAAATTAGCTAGGCTGTGTTCTATCTGTTGGCGTCCCTTTCTGTTGTGTCTTTCTTAGAGTCTGTTTTATTTTCGTTTGTTAGTCAAGTCTTTATTTTATTTTAAGTGATAGGGCTTTTCACCGTATCCGTCGAGAGTGCTCAAAGTTTAAAGGATCAAGGCGGTTATGCTACTCTTTAGAACTTGTCTGCTTT